ATTCGATGCCGCAGCCGCAGACTTGGCTTCTGTTGCTTTATCCGGTCTCTGTGATCTTACACTTGCCATTACTCCACCTTTACCAGTGTGTCACCATTGGCAACAACCGACCATTCACTGATGTCCTGTTGGATCAAGTAATCCCCTAAAGCCAACAGGTCATACATGCCGTCTGTCTTCTCAAAAGCCTCAACATGAATGCCTTCCGCATCGCTGTAACACAAGGAAAGCAGCACATATTTTGTCAAACTAGTATCGGCCACAACCGTTGTCTGATCCTCAATATCGAGTTCATCGATTGTAGTCGTAACCACTAAACCATCGGCGGTGCTGGTCATAGTCAATTCTGCCACATAATTGTTCGGCAAGACCTTATCTCTTAACATCTTCGTAGTTTGAAACTTAGGCCAGTCAGCCACGTCATAGGACGCTATCAGCCCGTCAAGTATAGCTTTGTCTGCCATACTGAGTTGGTCTTCCATCCAGACAGTACATCTAACTCCTTCTTTGCAGAATACATCGCTTACAGCCGTTACAATCGCGCTGGCTACTACCGCTTCTCGCAACATCGAGACATACATTTTCTGGTTGCCGTAATCGCCTGGAACATAGGGATAATCTTGTTTAGCCATTACTCCACCACCTTCATTAATACGATGCGTTTATTCCTAAGGTACGCTGCCTCTCCATCATCTTGCGTCTTAAAATCGAAGTCGAAGTTATACGCCTTAGCTGTTGTCGTAGTCAGAAAATAAACTCCGCTCATCTTCCACCATTCATCGTTGGACGTACTTTCTATCTCCTGCATCATCTCAGATACCGTTACTGTGTCATCTATCTGTAATCGTCCCTGTGCCCAATAGGTAGCCGAATCCCCACTGATTTCACTGTCGTACCACAAGATGTATTTCGTGGACGCTTCCAGCGTTGGGGAAAACCGATACGCTTGCACGTAAGTTAGGCTTGTTGTCGAATCCTCAGCGTCTTCCGAACCTTGTAGTACCGTGGGAGGGGCCGCTGCCGCATGGCCGGTTACAATCAGAAATCCTGTTACTTTCGTATCCTGTAGATCAGAACCAGAGTCATTTATTGTGATTGGGAGTTTAACATATGTCGTCGCATCAACTGCATTGCCCGTGAGGGTACACAGATGATACCTCGTTGAATCTCTCTCCTCTTGAAGATATATTCTATCGCCGGTTGTCATAGTTAAGAGAGCCGCGCTGAAATCCACACCACTTTCAGACGTATTGTTCACATAAAGAAACGTAGACGAACTCTGTGTACCTGAATTCATCCTGAACTTCTTAGAACCGGGATCGGCGTCAGCAGTAGTATCATCAAACTTCCAAGACGAACCTAAAGCCACACCAACCGGAGGCTGGGCATAAGACCCGTCAGCCCGGAAAAACGTATCTGTACCGCCCGGAAGTTTCACCATCAACCCATGTGCTGACAAACCAACATTGAGGTCTGCATTGTCGTCAGGAGCCGCAAAATCATCGAGCTTTATTGCATCGGTTTGGCCTGATGTATGGCTCGGTCCATGTAGCGGAATGACGCCCGCCTCTGTTACTTTGATTTCTCCAGACCCGGTAAATGTATTGCCGTACAGGTCCGCTACAAATGCAGTTAACTCGGAACCAGTCGCAACATCTCCTCCTGTGCCGACATTAAGCTCACCGATTGTTGTATGCAAATGACCGTCATCAAGATCTATGCCTGTGCCGGAAGGCGCAATTATTTCTGAAACGAATAGAGACGCCTCGGAACTCTCACCACTTGTCTTTATTCCAGTACCCGAACCTGAAATGGTAATGGTAGCGATGTTGCCGTGCAGGTGGCATGATAGACCACTATTGTGTACTGCTACACCGTTTATTGCCGTCAATATTCCAACATGGATTATCAGTCCGCCTTGGGCGCACTCAACACCCCCAACCGTTGTCCCGTTTCCTGAAAGAAAACCAACTGTAAGTGACCCGGAATCATTATCTGAATCCTTTGTAAACGCAACGCCGCTGACTGCTATTAAATTCAGGCAGGTCAAGCCTCCGAATCCAGAACAAGTAACATTTCCTATTAGTGTAGCGTTTGGACACCACACGTTTATATAGGACGGGATCGCAAAACTCTCTGTGTAGATTTCGGCGTCTAGGCATACAACGGAAAAACCTTTTATAGCACTCGGAGTCTGCGCTACCGCAAGACTGATAGCGTAAGTTATTGTCAAAACTGCTTGCCCCGGAGTCTTGCCGGTATTTGAATCTGAACCTGCACTACCAAAATAGTAAACGTTCTCCTGGGGTGCTGTGCCCGTTCCATACTCAGTTACAAGACCGTTCTCATCGACTGATGCGAGCTTACCCGTGCCGTCTGCTGCTACGATCTCAAGATACCCAGCCGGAGCGTCATCAAGAGAACCTATCGCCTGTCTAGGAAGTACAGGCACTCCATTGTTAGCCATTTTTCGCTCCTATTCCTAAAACGAATCGTCCATCAATAACGAGACGTCCACTTACGCCGAATCTTCCAAGGTTGTCGAATTGCAGATCCACTGGGATGGTCAGAGTCTCTCCGTTGGCAACATTAAAAGGATGCCCTACATAACCACCACCCGCAGCCAACTGCGCTAAAGTCTTCTCTCCGGATACGGTCTTATCTTTGAACGTAAGATCGTCGCCGTCCCTGAAAATTGCAATATCTTCATCTCTATTAGACTCATCTTGCACGTACCAACCAGAAGATTCGATAGCGTCTTCCTGAGCCCTGATAGGGACTGGTCCACCTGTTAAGTCATCCGCGTCCTTGCCGCCAAGAGCCGTAGACTCAATCTTGAAGACCTGTACTCTATCTGCACCAATCGCCATCTACTAAGCTGCTTTCTGTCCGACGTACCTAATATGAACTTCGAGTTCGGTTGCGTTGATTGCCGTTCCGACAAAGATAACATGGTTCCCTGCACTAATGGTGCCTTTACCCGCAACCAAGCCGCCCGCATTATCTACGTAGTAACGATCTCCAACTGTGGCGCCAGTCAGCACTGTTGCAGGACCACGGCGTACACACGTTCCAACTGCATCTGGAGCTATGCCTGCGGATTCTTCAACTACTGCCATTGCATCCACGCGGGAAAGCAAGTTTGCTCTGGACTGGCGAACCTTATCATTCGTGGTTCCCCACTCAACTGGATCACCTTTTGACAGAGCTTCTTCCGCAATCAACTCAGCTTCAAGACGTGTTGCTTGAACGTTATTGTGCGTATGGAGGGCATCTGCATCGGACCCATCCGTCAGAGTGTCTAAATTTGGAGCAGAAACTGGGGTACCTACTGCTACGCCGCCTACTTCAAACTGACTTGGTAGTCCTTTTACTCTCGCACCGGTAGCCGTCTTTTCAAGAGTGGTGCCATTAATTTGCAAGCCGATACCTGAAGCAAATAACAGACAAGGGTTCGTGTCAGCTAAGTCAACTTCAAAACCGCTTGCACCAACTGCCATACCTGCTGAGGCATTTGCAACACCCTGGACATCACCGGAACCATCCATTGATAAGCCCTTGCTCGCGGCAAGCGACACCTTTGCGATACCGGAAGCTACAACCAAACCAAAATCTCTATCAAAAGTAACCTTACCTTTGACACCACCTCCAGAAGCCGATGTGGCATCTGGAATAGAACCGGCTCCGGTCATTGTAAACCACGTAGTGGTATCGATGTCCCAGTAATACTGAGTGTCATCGTCTTCACAGTAGTGAATCTCACCGGCTACCAAGGCAGACTGGGTTCTACGAATACCGAAGTTTGAATTCGCAGGAGCACCTGGACCAGTCATGGTCGTCAGAGCCTTCTTCGTGTACTCTGCTTCACCCTCAAAATCCACAACCTGACAATCAGCTGGGGTAGCCCACGTACCGTATAGCTTGGAAGCGCCCGCATCATTATCCAACTCATAGATAACAACAACGCCATCGGTATCAATTGCATCGAGGTCTGTCGTGTACAGTGCGCCCCATGCTCCTGAACCGTCGCCCAGTATTGCCGCTGCGAGATTGGCCATTGTAGCTGCGATAGTGCCACCGATTGTGTACTGAACATCACCGCCTGAAGTTGCACCATAGGTCCTTGTAGTTACTCCGTCAGTGATTGAAATGACATCACCACCAACAGGGATCACCTGCATAACCAGGGCTATTGCAGCAAGAACGCCTTCTGCGTCGTTGAGCTGACTCGGGTGCAAAAGAAATTCTTTGATCTTACCACCGCTGATAACGGCAGTATCGAGCTGGCTCTTATTGACGGCATCCCCTCCGGCGGTACCGTCATCAAGCCCGGTAATCTTCTTCGTACCCATGGCGAGGTCGTCCGTCAGAGTTAATCCCGCAAGACTCCCACTTGACTGCCCGTAAACCAATGCCTCACCACTGCCACTTGCGGAGCCCAACCCTGTCAACTTGTTGGCCGCCATCGTAACATTGCCCGACATCGCGAGTCCTCCTAGTGCCATGTCGTCTGTCGAGGCCATTTCTTCTCCGCCAACTTCACCTAAAAACATTGGTTTGCGCGTTGCCATTTCTAACTCCTTTTAGCCGTAGAACTCTTCGGCTTAGTATTGTTCTCTTTCTTCAACCAGGCATCCGCATCAATATCCAGGATTCCCGTATTACTATCATACGACACCTTGGCGAAATCGACGCGGTATTCTGTACTTAACTTATTCATAAATCGTTTATGGTCATCTCTGACCTCTTCTAATTCCCGTTCCATCCTACCAGCCTCAATACGTAAAGCACGCACCTTGGCAAGAGCCATCGCTTCTTCTTTTTCAGCCTCGCGATAACGGCGCGCAGTCCCTTCCCTACACGCCAACATCTTCTGGTGAAAAAGTTCCATGCTCAAAAGGTGTATTTCACTTACACAAGGGTGTTCTACTCCATCGATAATTTTCACATGAAGAAACGACGCTTTCTTGTTTGGTTTTTTTCGCACCCTCTTTTTTACTACTTTCTTCTTTTCTTCGGTCATGGTTTACTCCCTTTACTAAGTTATCTTTTTGTACATTGTCAGGTCCCCAGGTAACCAAAGACGATCACTGGCGACGGCAAGTCCCATACGCTGAACGATAGCATAGCCGCCAGGTAGAGGATCCGGCATAGTTAAAGCAATAGAAGAACCGTTTACAAAATAAGACTTCCCCGGAGTCATTCCCGTAAAGCTTTCACAAGGTCCAAACAATCGCATAACACCTACCGTAGGAGTCGACTTAGAAATCAATATGCCTAATGCCGGCATTTTATTCACATCCCGAGGGTCGGCCGTCTCTACGCGCCACTTCCCATTTACTCGGTCTCCTCTTACACATACTGTATTCCCTACTACGTCTCCAGATAAACAGGCAACATCCTGTAGATACGATAAATACTTTAGATCTCCTTGGGCAACCGTAAGCGGATTTCGTAATTGCATGTATCAACCTAATATACCTATCGATGTTTATATAACTGCGTCGCCCTTTACGGCGTAAACCGTAACCGAACCACTTCCGCCTAAACTTGTAACGCACAAGGATGCTGCAGGCAGTACGGGCAACGGCGGATCAAATGCATACCTTAAACTGTTACCACTTTGGGCCGTGAGAAGTACAATATCAGGACTACCCCCCGCGTCTTTTAAAGACGCCGAAAAGTTATTCGCGCCTATCGCCACACGCATTTCGTATAGAAAAACAGTATGAGGACCAAAGAAGAATTGACCCGCTTGACCGGTAACCGCAATATCTTTTGTGGAATCGTCAGGGTCTACGTAGTCGTACATACCCGATAAAACTTTATCTGCCGCATAGAATACGGCACCTTTTTTAGGCGGATTACTCGCAAAAAGTCCTGCACATTTTTGTCGAATTCCTACGATTTCTTTTCCTATGATTGGATCGCCCATCTAATTCTCCTGCTTACGTTGTGACTTCCCACGTACTAGGACCGTAGGAAACATTTTTTTGAATTACAACTACCCAGCTTCGCCCATCTTCTAACGATACGGCATCCTGCCATTTGCCGTCAACGTCAGTTGTAGTTTCAGCTACTGGAAGCGTCACTCCTTGATTGTAAAAATCAGTGTGATTATAGATTTTCACCGTAGCATTAAGGATCGGTTCACCGTTGTCGTACCGAGCTAACATGGCATTCGCGTGCGGGTAATTGTGACTAACAGATACAGACATAAGGCTGAACCTTTTTTTTAAAATAACTTTTAAAATTATAGGAGAAAAGGACGCTAACAAAAAGCCAAATATTATTATACTTGTTCGAGGGCCCACTCTAAAAGACGGGAGGTGAAAGACTTGGAAACACCACAGTCAACTAATTCATCCGCTTCAGCGTCAACTAATGCTTCCAAGGACGGGAACTGGGCGAGAACAGTTTCAACGTTCCGTGCCGTGATTCCAGGAGCTGACAGGTAGAGCTCCTCATTGTCTTTGTTCTCGTTACCTGAGTCTTCATCCTCTGTTTCCAGTACCTCGGGAACCGGTATAGGAGTAGGTTCGGGAGCGGGAACTGGTACAGGGTCAGGCTCGGGTGCGGGGGCTGGTACGGGAACAGGCTCGGGAGTAGCAACCGGTTCCGGAGGACCTTGGTCATCTACCGCTACATCCAATCCGGCACCGATATACCGAGCTAGTGCAGGATGCTTGAGGTTACTTGGGTGTACTGACCGAGTCTCCCCCGTTTCAAAACTTAAGGGGCGTCCATCGGCTCCCCGTACCTGAGATACGGAGATTCGATGATCCGACGAATTTGTCAAAGGGACGAACTTCATAGTTAAGCCTCCTACATAGGTATGATCGAGCGCTGTAACCGAAACCTAAGGTCTAGGTAAAAGCGATTTCCTGCATCGACAGGCGATTACCTACGCCGATTCCGATTGCTTCGTAACTCCAAAACTGAATGATGTCAGCTTCGGCCTTGAGAAACAGAGTGGCATCCTGGAGCAGGTAGAAGTTACCCAAAAAGTTATTCGGGGACTGGGGCGAGAAGATCCAGGCTTTGTCCGGATCGTAGATGTCACTTTTGATAGTGGTCACTACGGGCAGACCCCACAGTTTTTCACTGGCCTCGATACCATCGTCGAAATGACGCTTAGCGATATCGTCACCGACCGTGGTCGCTGGAAGGTCAATCGCTTCCATGTAACGCTCTTTACACATCAGCATTTTGCCAATGGGGCGTCTACGTCCCAGAAGTCTCTGCATAGCTACCTTGAAGGTAGAACTCTGGAAAGCGCCGCTGTTGCGTTGCTCTGCAGGATTCAATGCAATGATATCTGTTACGAGCTCATTCCACTTACGATCTTCCTCGTCCGCCATGTCCTTCACGGAGTTGTCCGAAAGGATCTTACGGATGTCCGAGGTGTAAGTCATGAGGGACCACTTGTCCTTGGTGAATCTCTGTGATTCTACCTTACCAAAGTAGATGGCATAACGAGGACCCTTAAACCAGGTTCGATGACCGGTGCCCTGAAACTGTACGAAGGTCGCAAAAGAGTCAGGCTCTTTGTCGACGATCTTCTTGGGTTGATCGGTCTGCTCATCGCGGTCGATCTCTTCTTCCGAGATACCCTCGGGGGCCATGATCTCACGAACGGCGGCTTCCTGGCGCAGCTTTTCACGGATAAACGCGGAGCTCTCTTCGGCGGCCTCTTTTTCCTGTCCGTTCTCGATTTTTTTGATGAAACTCCGATTAATAAACTGTGCGCTTACTTCGGGAGTCTGTACCTGATAACTACTCATGATGAACCTCCTTATCGGCCACAGCCCTGCGGCATGATAACGTCTAAGACGCCGTTGCTAAGACCATCGGGTCCGACCCAACCAAGTACGGGCTCATCAGCGCCAGTAAGTCCCAGGAGTTTGCCTGCAGTACCACCGGTACCAACAGTCAAAGGCTGTCCTGGAGTATACGTAGCAGTAACAAACTGGTCTGTTTTCATTTGCAGGCCACCCTCGAGACAAGTTACGCGGTGTAAAAATGCACCGTCATAGTCAATGTCGCCATCAACTGCAACCAGGTACATTTTGGGGGCCGTTGCCGTCACATTGCCAGTAGAAGTCCCTAGGATGAGTTTGCCAGATGAATTCATCTCTACAATCATCCCTGGTGCAATGCTACCCGGAGCAGGAGTACCGGGGTCGGTAACTGCCGGCGGGCTGTCTACATCAAGAATGACCATAAGACTGGCAAGAGCATTCGGGTGTGGGTCTCTGGTCACAATGTCGAAGACTGATGTCAAATTACTCATTGTGTTTCCTCCGTGTTAAGATCTTATGATCCATTCTAAAAACCGATCATCCGCAGAAGATACTCCACGAGACGCCGTTTTGGTTAAAGTTTCCTGGGGATACCCCATCGCGTCGACAGCATCGTTCTCCCCTGCAACCTTACTTAAAAGAGTTGCTATGTCCGGATCCAGCTCTGCCAACTTATCTATTAAACTAGGATCCACTAACTCACCAGTTACGTCACCTAGCTTAGCTGCCAATTTCTCTGCAATTTCATCCTTAGCAGCTTTCACTCGGGAAAGTTCCTGGGACTCAGTATGCTCAAAATAAGCAGCAGTTTTCTCTAAAATATCTGCAACTTGACCTAACAATTGGGAATCACTCATTTGATCTCTCCCATGATTATTTTTTCCAACTGAACCAAACCTTGGGCTGCTACCAGAACCTGCGCACTTTTAACGCGTTTGAACTCGTCAACTTTCGCAGCTTCTTCTCTCAGGGACTTAGCTAATTTGCGCAAGTGCTCAGGGATGTGTTTAACTTCCATCTTGACCCCCTAACAGTTGACGCCCTAAAGTTATTACGTCGTCGTTGGTAACGGAGTAGAGCTGCGCAGTTTTCAGTCGGGTTGCTAAAGACTGTAAGTCCTTTGCAATGGCTGTGACAGGTGTAAAAGACGCTTCTTTCTTTAAAGGCATACTCTGTACCGTGGCTTTTACTTGCCGTACTATCTCGTTAATATTAGGTACCTTCATGCGTCCTTACCTTTTTTCGAAGAACTTCGCAGTCTTCTCTAGGGCTTGTTTATATAGAGCATAATATAAACGTCTGATGTCCTTTGAGTACATTACTGCCGTTGTTCCAGGTGCTGCAGGAGAACGCCGACTTCTTGGGCGCCTTTTATGAATTCCTGTGCAGCTTGTCCCTGAACATCCGCAAGAGCTTGATCTTGACCCGCGTCAAACTGCTCGGCAGCGAATTTTTCCATCTGTGCGATGGCCTGGGGATTTCCTGCAGCCGCTGCTTTCTCCCACTCTTCTATAGAGCTTCCTTGCAGCGCCTGTACTGTATCTGCATACCCTTGTGTCGCAGCTGTCTTCAGAGCATCTACAAGCTCCGGCGTCTGCGCGGGGGTAGCGTCAACCGTAGGAGGCAACGCGGCGGTATAACCTGCGAACTTGTTCATCACGGTGTCAGCAAAGACATTAGCCAGTGATGTAACGTGCGCTTCCTCTGCCTGCTTGTCGAGGCCGGCCAAATCAGAGGCAATCTTCTTGAGTGTCTCCACTGCGTCAGAATCTTCTGAAGCAGTTTTTTCGATAGCCGGTGCGACTGCACCCAAGGAATCTGTTAACGCGTTCTTCAGGTTAGCTTCAGTAGAAGGTTTTTCTGAAGCGGTTTTTTCAGATGTCTTCCCTACTTCTAACTTCTTAATGAGCTGTTCTAACTCCATGTTATTACCTCTTTCAAGTTTCGCAACCAATGATAGGGTGCGCGTTCGTAATCCACAAGGGATGTTTTTATTTCAACCCTCAACAATTATCTCTCCAATTTTTTCTGCAAGTCTGTCTATATCAATTTCCGGGAGCATTACTGTTCCCGAGGGTTGTGGTAATTCTTTTTCAAGCCATGAAGAAATTTTCACACCTTCTACGAAATCTTTCAATGACCCGCGTACATCTTTGTATGCTGCACGTCCGTAATTCATAGCGGGCTGTACCGCTTTATGTTTTAAAAATTGTGCAGGTCGTCCGCGTAGTCCTTTACGGAGTAGAAGAGTGCCTCCTGCGGCAGATAACAAAGGATGGTCCTGTACAGTCTGTCCGAGCCGATCTAAAATACGACGAGATAAAGGTAACGCAGGGTGTCCTACAGGCTCACCCCTTTGCAGCCGAGAAGTGTAGTCATGTCCTAAAAGAGCCATAGTGCCCAACGTTCCCATTAAAGGCATAGACCACCCTGACGCGTATTTACTGGGAGTAAGCTCTGTCATCGTAGGAACGGGGATACCTTGGTCTGTCATATAGTGTTTACCCATATTCGGCCACTGTGAAACGCCTAGAGCACCTAGTGTAAGGCCCATCAAGGGCTTCATCTTACCTAAACCCCTACGAGTTAAACCACTTCCTATTACCTTATAAGCACCCCCAAGTAACGCGGTACCTCCTAGTATCTTATAAATATTTCTTTTCGCAATTTCGTCGTGTGCGTTAATAGCCGCGCCTCGAGTCGTACCGTAAGACCTACCCGTAGCAGGATCTGTTAACGAAAGCTGTTGTGTAGCGCGTCCAGACGTCATAGGTCGAAAGGAGTCAGGTATAAAACGACGGGAAAGGTAGTCACTAATGGCCGAGCGTTTTTCAAAATAGGGATCCAGTAACTCCGCAACCTTAATATCTACATTCTCGGGGGTGAGACCTAAATGATCGTCGCACTCTAACTGCTCCAATAGCTGAGGGTGATCTTGGAATAGCTCTAAGATAGGACGCTGCATTAAGACACTTTTATCCAAAAGGTCGTCTCCTAATTGCATTTTAGGGTTTGATTTAAAGAGTACGACCTTCATAAACTCAGGGGTATTAAGCATCATACCTCCTGAGAACATCGTAGATAGTATTTTGGGTAGTCCGAAACCTGATAAGCTTTTCAATACATCGTCAGGCAAGTCTGGAGTATTATCGCCGGCAGTGAGAATGGCTGTACGCATCTTTACCATATTAGCTAATTCGGTTTCATCAATATTCTCAGACTTAGCGTCCACCGGAATCCCTTGAACCACCTTATCCATTACCGCCAATTTATGAGATGCTATTTTTAAATCATCCATCTCATCAATATACTCACCCGCAGCTGCGCCCGAAAGAAGATCGTACGCTACAGGTTCTGCAACTTTTTTCATCATGTAGGCGTTGATATCAGCGGGTTTAAAGACCCAGGAGATATCAAAAAATTTAGGAGACGGATTTAATGCACAGACCTTTCGACCGTCGGCAAGTATCTCCCGCATCTGATATTTCAAATGGTCGCAGTACTGCGCTCGAGTAGGGGCGCGATTCCCGCAAATATTACATACGTCATATTTGACACGAGTACCCATACTAACAGGAGGGTATTCTCCTGAAGCAATTCGTTCTGCTAGATCAGGAGCCTTCGCGTCTTCTAAGTCGATAAGCAACTCTACACGGTGCATCGGGGGATTCCAAAAAGCCTTTATCACTTTGCCTACAGCTTTTTTTGGATCCTTGTTTACGTGGTGTCTGTAATTATATCCGTAAGTTTCAAAAGATTTATAGTGCTGGGATAATACTTCGTCCGCCGCAATCCACGGAGGACTCGCAGATTCCATGTAAGGAAATTCGGGGAAGCCGTCCCCATTCTTGTTTTCTGCGTACGCTTCCCAAGCGCTTACAGCTAAAACATAAACGATGGAATGTCCTGGAACAGGTTGAATCGTTTTGAAAAAATCCGCACCCACACTGGCATGCTTTGTAATAGGCTCAATAAAAGACCTACCTCTAGACCAAAGCATTACAGGCTGTATCGTAAGCTCTCCCGTAGGAAAATAAGGATCCAGGTGTATGATCTTCTTCAAGTGAGAATTCCTTTGAGTAGTCCTACTCTCGCAAACTTCAATTTAAGTGTATCCATCGGCGTTACAGGCTTAGTAGTAGTTCGAGGGTTTGGTGCTGGTCCTCTCTTTTCTTTCGCTCTACGCATATGCGGGTCTAGTGCTTGAGGGTATTGGTCCGCGTGGCTTGGTAACACCTTCGGTACTGGAGGGGGTTCTTTTGTGGAGTACGGAGAGAGATTTTCCGCGTACTTTACTAAAATCTCTTCAACAATATGTGCCGCTGTCTTTCTCATGTGAGAATTCCTTTGAGTAAATCCACCATGAACTCACGTCCGTACAACTGAGTAGTGGCTACCTTAACTCTTTCATCTTCGGACGCAGCCTTCAACTGACTCGTGAAGGTGTCATCCACGATCACGGCCGCTGCCAATTTAGCTTTGACGTCATTAGACAAAGGGTCTTTATCTAATACCCGTGCGAGCTTATCAGTTAAATCACAAACCTGTTCCCACTTATTGAGGGCAGGTTCCTCCGCCGCTTGCTTGCAAATTACGGCGTAAAGTTGGTCTGATGCCACTGCTTGAGTATACTGAGCCTCAGCGCTACTACGCTCTGAAGGTACCTGTACCGCCAGTTTCTCCAGTTGAGTAAGAGAATTTAACTGTGCTACGACGTCTAACGCAAATTGACGCATTAGCTTTATCCTTTCAAAAGCCCGTTCAGTGCAATAAGGCCGTTAGCAACAGGACGCCACTTGTGATGACGTGCTACGACTTGATGTCCGATGAAGAAAGCAATCTTCTCTAACGAGAAGTCTGTTTCACCAGTCATAGCTGTAGCGATCTTATCGCTTTGAGTCACTGCTGCAACCTTTAAATTGTCCGGAAGTATCCGGGATATTTTAGCATATTCTTCAGGACTCATTACTTACCTCCAGGATTCCTAGCTTTTTGCATTGAAGTTTCCGCATCCGCTAGAAGCTTTATGGTTTGAAAATCAATAGCGCCACCTGTTTGTGCCGCATTCCGCAGGTACGCTGTAGCGATATTAGGATCTATACTGAGCGTAGGTGCTGCGCGTACAAGAGTATTATAGGCCCTCAAAGAGGACCCGGGATCTTCCGATTCAAAAACAGAAACGATAGGGTCATTGATAGTAATTTCATCCAGGATACGCTCCCGTTGTTTATTCAAGACCATTCGCTCTTTAATACCTTTAGCCGCTTTGGAAACTAGCGCACCTACTCCTACGAGACCCGCAGCGGCAATACCGGTACCTAATCCCCTATTGAGACCCGTACGAAAGTCAGGTGAAAAAAGACTGCTAAGACTTCCCGCCGTTTTGACGTCTAGATACTCTTTACGCTCTGCAAACTTTTGTAATTCAGTAGACTTCATGAGTATCCTCCTACACTTCAAGACGTGCTACGTATTGGGCCAGTACCTCTCTACTGGATTGGCATTCAAGATAATTAACACGCGCACCTTGGGCTTCTTTTAAAAAGGTAACTACTTGACGGTGCGCAGGATCCAATACTGCAACATGCGTCTCACATATCTGTGCGACTTTCTCAGTGGACGGCACCGGCGCATTGACATCACACCCTATCATCCCCTGGAAGAGCAATAGTTTAAATGCCTGGGCAGCTTTCTCCAGTCGATCCTTCCAAACGAATGCAGCTTCATACTGATCTATTCGGAGTTTATCAGAGGCGTCTTTGAGAAGTAATTGGACTTCTTTAGGGTGCCTATTCGGAAGTTCTTCTATCTCTTCTGGAGCTGCAGCTTTCTTTTCTAGCGGCTCTGGCGGGTATAGCTGCCCGTAAAAATCCTGAGCGCGGTCATACGCGGCTTCCTTTGTTGCACACGTACACTTAGTAGCGTCCTCACAGGTACAGGAGTCTCCCGACGCATCACATTTCTCTTCTGCGGCTTCTTTCAATTGATTGATCACCACTTCAGCATCTCCCGGCTCAAATTCAATCATCTTATCACTGCCGGTCTTCTGGGCGAACAGCTGTTGAAAAGTTTCTACGTTTGCGAGGCGGACCATGGTTCGGATCTGCTCTGGTACAAGGCCTTCATCGGCTGCCACTTTAACCGCCTGGCTATTTATAGTACTACCACCTTCGCTACCAACAAACTCTGTGGCAATGCTCTTTGAAATTTTTTCATACTGTTGTTGATTCCACATCGTAATCTCCTGCCTAATGATAGACTTCTTTAGGATCTAATTGCAAACGTTCTACCGCTATTTCTTGTTCTCGGTCGTCGATTGCAAGAGTCGGGTCCGCTGAACCACCATCGGTCATACCACTCTTTTCTGTTTTAATGAGCCAGCTCGTCCACTTATCCGTCCATCGTAATGCTTGACGTACCCGAGGGGAGGTGATGTCGGCATTACGAGGAAGGGTACTCAAAAAGTACGCTTGAGTGATTGCATTTCGAGCACACTTGGCCTCATCTAACAACACTTTCTCGTCCCCGAGAGCCATACGATAGATCAGGTGATCCGATCCTTGTTCTACGCCTAGTTCAATGAGTGCTTTGTACTCGTCATCTATGGCGACGTTTTCAAGGTAGTATTTTATGAAGGCTCTTAACTGTAGCTTATGCTTGAATACTGTCGTATCCATATACAGTTGTTTAAAAGTATTGATAACTTCTTCTGTCATACCTAAGCTAACTACGATATCCGCAGTAGGGGCGTTGCTTAAGATAAAAGCACACATCGTATCCCGGTACTCCGGAATTTCGATTAGCTCGATAGCAGTAGCAACGTGTTCGTCTTCAACCTCAGTTTTAATTACGCCGTAAACTAGTTGGAGAAAGGCATCGTCTACAGGAGGTGTCTCGTCCCTAAGGGCGTCCTGTACTGTAAGCCACCTATGCTCTGGTACGGGAAGGTGCATCTATTGTAAAGTATCAGGGCCCATCGAAGCAGGGTCAGGAGTACTCCGACTTAACGTCAGGATCACATCACCCAAGCCCTTAAAAATGGTTCGGAGTTTATCTTCCAGCGTAACAAACGCCTCATCACCTATGGCTTCCTTGATTTCACTCTCTGTCATCCACAGGGTTAGTAAGATACGCCCGATATTATCCAAGCATTTCTCCATGTTAGGTACGTAAGCTGAAACGATATCCTGAAGTACCGGTGACGAAGACAACATTGCCAGCGCTGCGGTATCAAATACGCCCTCGTCCTGAAGTGCTTCGGCGTCTTCCAAATACTGAGGGTTAAGTTGTTCCGCAACCATCTGAGGCGACAGTTCTCCCTCCATCATTGGTGTGGGCGGAGGCTCTTCTACCGGAGGAGCTAACATCCCGGCAGCCGTTGCAGGTGATCCTGCCGCTTCCGGGGGTATCATCCCACCTGTAGCATCATTAATCTCCTGTGAACGCTGTTGGATCTGTTCCAGCACTCCGATAAGCTGCTCACTCTGTTGCTGGCCCTGTTCCATAGACATTTGCTGCTGCTGTAACTGTGCGTCATTCTGTTGTCTTAGCTGGTCCACAGTCTCCGCAATAGCTAAATCAGTAGGACTCATAGTAGGCTGCTGTTGTTGCATACCCATCTGATCCGGCGGCATCATCCCTTCCTGTCCCGGAGGCATTTGACCCTGGGGCATCTGCTGCTGTGGCATCTGCTGTTGCTGCTGAGGTGCCGGCTGTTGCATAGGAGGCTGAGCAACTTTCTCCAGGTCGTTTAGTAATTTCCTGCCTGTCTGAGCATTCAAGATGTAGGCACTGGAGACGCTATGGGCTTGAGCATCTTTCAAGATACCTTCGGCGTCTTCGACAGATACGCCGTAATCCATAGCTACTTTAGGAAGGGCTACATTCCAAGGCAGCGCTTGAGCTGACCCGTTCACCCACCACTCGTTACGACTCGCTTTTTTGACATTGGTGGTTTCGGCATTGGTCTCATGGAGCTTACTGTTCAACCAGCGCATCATGAGTTTAGGATCTTTAATTAAAGAAGTTCTACGCTTGTTTCTGAAGGAACTGCTATCGGCGTAATCAACAGAATCTCGATTATTGTCACGGGCTTTAACCTTGACTATCTCAATCCATTTCACGTCCTTAGGGAGGAAACCTAGCTGGTGTTCCTTCAAAGTATCAATACAAATTCTCGAAGGATCGTCGTCGATAATCCACGTAGGACTTCCGTATTGACCTATAAATTTTTTACGACCCCCTTCGTCTACGGCGTATTCAATCTCGAAAGGGGTGGTAGCCTCTAACGCTTTAGAGGTAGCGTTCAAAAAGAAACCGAAGGACCTCGGAGTAGGTGTGTCTCCAGAGCCTCTAGTCATAAGTTTATACAACTTACTCCCGGACACGATACTCTCATCTAAGATGGTTTCGCCTAATACGTCATTCGCTACCCTCGCCTCTTTAGCATCTTTGTTGATTACCAGATACTCGGTAGGTTTTCTATGCTCTTCGCCCCTGCCATACGGACTAGGCAATGAATATCGATCCGCACACTTAGGCCACGGAATAACGAAGAAAATATCCGCAGGAGCATCTACAAAGAAAAGTCTAAACCAACCCCCTTTTGCACCCGGGGAATCTAAAATAGCAGGGCCTTCGACTTTTACGGCTATCTTAGTCAGATCTTTGCGGCTGTCCTTTACGACGTAACCTGCTGTTAAGATCTTAGAAAAGGCATTACCGGCGCCATTCCCAAATGCTTTTTTCAGGCTGTCCGAGGATGACTCTTTCGTAAAGAGTTCTACAATACCTACCTCGGGAGGGGCTGCTGCTTCTTTGACCTGAGCATAACCAGCCTGAAATGCTTCGGTGATTGCAGTAGTACCGTAGTTCTTAACGAATTTCTGGAGGAGATAGGGGTGTTGTTGAAACGCCAGCTTAACTCCGTCCAGTACTACCTGCGGAGATTTCTTGATGACTTCCAGGAATGACGGGTGAATCTCTAAGTGGTGATCCTGAGACTCTTTGAGCATTTTTTTGATGTCATGCTCTGTATCACTGGCATACCCGAAACGACCGCCGGCTAACGGAGGCCTTACGAGCCCTTGAATATCCACGTCGTTAGGTACGTCTTTCGGACGCTCTGTGCTTTCGCCCATCGCTTCCATAGACATTCGGGAGATTTCGTCCAGCCACATGTTATCTAACGGCAGGAAAATATTTAACTCTTTAAAGTAGAATATTTCCATAGGCTTAAGCTGCCCGTTAACCATGACTACTGGAATGTATATAGGCTTTTCTTCGCGAAGAGCAATGAATGCACCTAACCCCTCGCCTGCTTCAGGGTCCACTTCTATGATTTTAAAAGTGATGACCTCCGGAGCAATGTCGGGGAACTTAGAGAACAAAACACTGTAAGCAGTCTGTGTGAACTGCTCTTTAAACATCTGTTCAGCTTGCTCCGGTGGCGGAGTTCCTTGTTGGGCGGCTTGGACTTGTGGCGAAAGAGAAGACATAGTTTATCCTCCATCAACTTAAAGTTGTACTAATTATACGTTCGAAAAGTCTAGGATAAAAGACAAGACCTGTAATTAGGAGGTGGGAAGGTGTTTGACGACAGTCCGAAGAGCACTTAGAAGCTCAGATGCTTCTTTCTTTTCATCCTCTTTTTTATCCTCTTTCTTGTCGTCTTTCTTGTCGTCTTTCTTGTCGTCTTTCTTGTCGTCTTCAGAGCCTTCGCCCTTGTCGTCTTTCTTGTCTTCGATAGCTTCTTTGAGCTCAGGGGGAAGTTCCCCGCCTTGCTTCTTCAAGGCACCTAATACCTGATTCAAAACCGAAGACAGCTTAGATACTTCGTTCGGCGTTGCAGGACTTATAGCCTGTTGTGCGGGCTGAGGTTTCTGCTCACCTATTACCGGACCTTTGGGCTGGGTTGTAGTACCCTGGCTAGGAGCTACACCACTCATTGCTACATTCGTAGGTGCTTCTTCGTAGGCTTTCGATCCCGTGTCTCCGGATCCTGCGGCAGTTCCGTTGTCCGTTTCTGATAGCTTTTTGAGGAGGGATGACAACTTAGCTACCTCTCCGGGAGTTATTGCGGAGGCACCGGGAGTATCCACCTGAGGTACTTGCGCACCTACTTCTCCTACCGAAGTATCCAGGCTGGTAGTACCCTGGGGGCCTACTACTTCCGATGACGGATTCTGTGCGGCATCGATTGGACCTTGACCCTCAGCCATTACGTCCTGAAAGCGGCCGTCGCCTGTGACGTCAGTTCCTTCTTCCATCGCAGCTTTTTCCATTACGGCGTTAGCGTGGAGGATAGAAGCGTCCTCATAACTGGTGGACGCGGCAAGCTTATTGAACTCTACGTCCTTTACGCTACCGGTCTTTTCTGCGATCTGCTCTGCGACGTCTACCAATTGGTCTACTACAGCAGTAGCTTCCTCAGCAGTTAAACCTTCTTCACCGGTCATCTCAGGTACCGGAATATCGCCTTCAGGAGGCATCTCCCCTTCGGGGGGCATGTCTGGAAGATTATCGGCAACGGCATCGGCTACCTCATCTGCAATCTTCTCACTGGGAAAAGAAAGAAGGTTACGACGAACCAGTTCAAATACCATCCCACGAACATGCGCTCTTTTAAAAAGTCCCATTACATTCTCCTTTTAACGATTCGTTTTCGTCAAGGGTTACTCTCATTCAAACATTTTATTTACAGCTTTGTTTGTAGCTTTTAAGTTCTTTTTCTTCCCTGTGTTTATAGCCTTTGCTATTTCTTTTTGCCATTCCTGTTGTGTACGTACAGGTCCGTATTTTTCACCTGACAAAAGCCGCATATCCGTATGGGGGTATTTATCAATCTTAGAACCTGTACCCTTGTCAAACATCTTAAGGTTCTTTTTACCTAGTACTTTTTTAATCCACTTTAGAGTTACAGCTTCTTTTTCAAAAAACCTGTCAGTGTAGGTAGCACTTTCCTCGTGGGCTACTTTTTCAGCGTATCCCGCTTCAAGTAACGCACGCTTAGAACCTTCAGCGTATGCAGCTTTGATTAGTTCCAATTCTGACTCAGTCATGTACGTCTCCTAACGTGCCCAAAGTATAAGGTAGTTCTACTCAGAACCCAAGGCTAATAATAACGAGGGGTTCCTCCGGGCTGTTGCTGCGATGCCATAGGTTGTTGTTGCGGTGCCTTATCAAACAGTCTACCTAAACCACTACCTACTGAATGTCCGGCCATAGCTACGGCTGAAGAACCTAACATCCCCAATGGTCTAAAAGTAGGCAGCCAGAGTGAACCGCCTAAGGCGCCTCCTATACGTGCGGCACGTCCTTCGGAAGGTCCCTTGGCTGCATGGTAAGTCTCATAGGCAGGAAACCCGTACAGTAACGCCGCGTCCATAGGCCCTGAAGGTTTCATACTCTTGTGCATCATACTACCGCGCCGGAATGCTTTACCCTGTCTTATCTCATCTAAGAATTTAGTGGGGGTACCTACCATGAACTCTTTGGTTTTAGTTCCAAAACTCTTTTTAGCGGGTATGCCCCACCCTGTAACCGGAGGTTTTGACTTAAAAGGGTTGTATCCTTTAACCGCCTGTCTTATTTGAGGAAGAGCTTTCAGCATAAACGGCGGTACTTTAAATGCAGTCTTTTCCGTACTAGCCTGAAGTAGAGTCACCTTAGTAACGTCCCTTCTCACCCTTGCCGAAGTCAACTCCGTGTACGTACGCAGGTACCGGATGAGTTCCGTGGAGATTTGAAATATCTCCAAAATGCGCAGCCTGTTGAATTGTAGCTTTTAAATTCCTATGTGCCAAGCGTGCCATCCAATCAGGATGTAAAAGAGGTGCGCGGGTTGCAGGCTTCATGACGAATTCAATCTCTGGCGCGCGGGGTGCGATGTGTAGATTTTTAACCTCAGCTTTGTCAAGAGTCTTTACCATTGAAGGTGTGACCCTACTGCCCGCAGAAAAATGAAGATAATTTTTACCTAAGGTTTCACCCAAGCCGTCCTGTAATGAAACTTCCTTTGTGTCTTTTCCCAGCTCTGCGCGTAACGTATTGTATCCGACTATATCTCCCGGGATGAACTTATTACTAGGGTCCTGTAAAATGCGTGCGTAGTTGAGTTCGCCTTTAGCTAAGAGCTCATAATGGCGCTGGTCTAGGTTATATCCTTGGGTCTTATAGAGATTGTTAAGAAGGTCTACCATGTAAAGACGTCCTGCACCCAAACCTTTATGTTTCACAATTTCATCCGGTTTAGGGATACCTTCACCTAAACGATCTCCGCGTTCAACCGTGGAATCCTTTTTGACGAGTACTTTGATGTTAGGATTAATGTAGTGTTTGGTCTTACCTACGTGTACGTAGTGTCCGCCTTGGGGCGCTGAAGCTACCTGGGTAACTTTACCGTCTTCTTCCGCTAGAGTCGCCTTGTGTAAGAACTGTTTTGGTGACTCAATAATTTGACGAAAACCAGAAATGCCTTGTAGCTGTGCACGTTCCGATTCAGCTGTACGCACCCCGTGTTTCGCATTTAAGGCGAACTGAATCAAAGGTTCTGATAACGCTTGAGCTGCACGAATACCTACGTTCGTACCGAATTCCTGTGCGTTACCTCTCTCATCCAGTCCTTGGCATTTCTGACAGACACCGTCTGGAGCTTCACATGTCATAGGGGACCGTACCATAATGTTATCTTTACGTGTACGTATGAGACGATTTTGGACGTCGGGGGTGATCAAAGTACCTGCACTAACGGGTCCGGTCTTCCGTACCAGGTACCTGTCTATTATATTGCTACTGTTGACCGACTTTACGATCCCGTTGGTAGTCCCACAATCCGTATCTGTAACAATAATATCACTCATATTGTTGATAAGTATCTTTGAAAGTTCCCCAGGTTCCGACACTGAAACCGTACTTTTGATTGTGTCCAGGATAGCTTCATTTCCTGCCGCCCAATAATCCGCAGGGGTTAAACCCTCACTATATGAATTACGAATCAACCAGGGAACTGTATTCCCTTGCGCGTCACGTGCGTTAGCAGGGCCTGCTACTATTTTAGAGTACTGTACTGTGTTCCCCCGGGCGCCACTGCTCACTTGTTGTGTCATTGATCCTGGATGGTCCAAAGCAATACCTATGAAGGCAGTTTGAGCTTGCTCTGCTACGCGGCTACGTTGAGCGTCCGTTGTAGAGGTATCAAACCGGCGTACAAACTTCTGCATCAATGGATTACGTCGAGGGTAGTCAGGAGTTATGTCGTCTAGTCCTACCGATAGACCCTCAGTAGTGGCTAAATGATCTCCTACCTTTTTTAGTTTGGGGATAGCTCGAATGTATTCTTTAGGATCCTTCTGTGCGAAAACGTTCATCTTTTTATTGATGTCTTTTTTATCTGCGTTACTACCTATGTGATATTTACGAGGTAAATATTCATTTAATAGGTAGCGTCCGAAAGTTCCGCCGTCTGCCATTAGAACTGTCCTAAAACAGGTGAATTATTTGTATTAGAAGGAAGTGACGTAGACGCCCCCCAGGAAGTAGGCGCATTCAAGCGCGCTGAGATCCCACGACTTGAATTATTATGAGTACCTTCTCGTTTAGGAGGAACCTCAATGTCGTTAAGAGCGCCGGCTAAAAGCCCTGCAGGAGCCTGTTCATCCTGAGCATTTAGGGGAGCCTGTAACTCAAAAGAAGAAGGTTTTGTTGACACCCTATTCGAGGGGTTCTTCGGTAGGAGCGCTACCTTATAAAGTACCGCATCTGCTATTTGATTTGCTGTTTTTTTCATAGTCGAACCCTTCTTCATAATCCAGGACGTGTCTTTAGTCCTGATTAACATATAGTTCTTTGGGACTCCATCTTCAAGTCGTTCGAACTTAACGTAGTCCGGGGTAGATTTTAACACCTTTACGGGTTCCTTGTGTTTTATTTCTACGGAGCCTTTCCCGTAACCTTTTCCAATAATCTTAGGAGCCCCTAAACCAAAATTGAGGGCGTAGTCTGCTGTGTGTGTCGGTTGCTGGATCGCCAGTAACGCTTTTTCCTCTGGCATCCTAGCTTTAGGTACCGCCCAGGAATGGGCATATCCGGTGTTAGGATCTACAAGACGAACGTCCCAATGTTTGCCTGCACGTTGAGCCTTATGCTCCTGAACGGCGAGAGTCCAATGACTTTGTTCCTGCTGCGTAGGTATCTCCCGTGTCACCTTAGTCTTCGGTATTCCCGGGGCGAAGTATTTCAGATTCTTAATGACATTCGCAGGGAGAGCATCTCGAGTAGGCTTAAAAGTAGGTAGCTGTTTCGAGGTAACTGGAACCGATACTAATCCTGTCTCCGCGTTCAGAGAGTAAGGGGCTCGAATAGAACCTTTGTTGTGTAGTGTAGAAATATCTAACCGAACTTCATCAGGAGCGGGCGGTGACATCGTAACGTGTTTGTGTTTCTTTACGAGTTCTGCTAGCTCTTCTTTGAGTCGTGAGCGCATACGGTCAGTACTTTGAGTCCGCTTCAAAAGACCTCGGACATAAAAACCATCACCCCCTGAGAAGGCTATGTTCGTATTCGCTACTTCCGGCATCCGTTTTACAAGAGTAGATACTTCCTGAGTAAGAGGCTTAAGTGTACCGGTAGTTAGGTCTTTACCTGAATCAATATCCACCCAGATTTCTTTAGTCTTCTTTCCGATGGTAGGGTGGAACTCCGTGTACCTTCGAGTTACAAAACGAGATAGGTCGTCTTCCCCCTGTACTCGAAGCGGTTTATTTTTGGCTTCGTATCGTTTGAAGATATGCTTATCCGGATTACGGGACATAACTGCCAGGAGGTCTCGGTTCCGTAAGCCCTTAATAAGCTCTTCGCGTATACGAGGGTCTCCATAGTATTGCCCTACGTCGCCCTTGGTAAGCTTCTGTTTGGTCTGAGCGTTATCGATGACAACTTCTTTGTCGGCAGCATTACGCCGTGCCCAGATAGCTTTACGTTGTGCGTTTGAGAGGTAGGGCATTGTGACCTTTAACGGAGGGTTATCCGCGATAGTGTTCTAAGGCTTGTTCCAAGATCTCAGGGGGTAGCGTTGAAAATTGCCGTGCTTGATCCTGCATATGCTCGGGAGTAATACCTTCAGCATGACGCTTACCGGCAAAATGTCCGCTTGTCGCACCGCCAGCACCTCCGAGGGTAGCTCCTGCTAAGACTCCCGCAAGTCCCAAACCAGGTACACCTCTACCCTTTCCGATTAAACTACCGAGTATGCCTCCCCCTAAACTACCTAGTCCCATACCTCCTAAGGTATGTCTCCCCTGAACCTGTTGCCCCTCTATATTGCGGACCATTTCTTCAAATTCCGGGGTTACTTCAGCTGCTACTTTGACCAAAACTTCGTTGGCTATTTGACTTGCTTCTTTTCTCATAACACCTCCTTTATATCTACGCGCGTACCTAATCCAATCTTACCTGAATTATACGCCGACATCGCTTCAGCTTTATTCTTAAATACCTTTGGCTTGTTCTTAAGGTCTAAGGACGCCGCATGGTTGATGCCCATGATAGCTTCATGTTGGGGGAAGACTAAGAGATCTCCCTTAGACTTATCACTAAAAAGGATGTTTGAAAGCATTAGGTTTTTAGATTCTTCCACCGCCGCTGGGCTGACAGGAACGTGTACCATCATAGTATCACCGTCGTAGTCGGCATTTTGGGCTTTCTCTATAAAGGGATTAATCCTAATCGTATGCCCGGGTATTGGTTTAGGGGTAGACGCTAAAATGTTGTAACGGTGTAGTGTAGGAGCACGATTGATGAGTACCGGACGTTCCTGTATCTCGCGCATCAGATGACTTCGCGCTCCCGGGTGGCGATCCTTAACCATCTTTTTTGCCTGGAGTGCTGGCTGCCCCGTCTGAACCAGTCGCCGGATGACAAATTTATCGTACATAGACCACAGCATATCTTCTGGAAGACCTACTTCATCAATCCCCAGAGTGCTGTCTGGAACAATCGTACCTCGACCTGCAACGTCCTGGGTACGTTTCATTATTTTAGACTGGAAGTACCCGAACTTAGGGCTCCCTTTTCCGGCCAGGTATGTCAAAAATCCTTTATGTCCTCGGGCCTGGGATTTCGCAGTTACTGGATCATTGGTTCCGTACACCGCACCTACTGCCTCCTGGAGTACAGGCCGTAGCTTCTCTTCTTCTCCTATCAGTATTTTATTTTTCTTAACGTCTTTGAGCTGATTGTTGATGTAAATTAAATCCTGATACAGAGGATTCGCATCGCCGTATATGATCTGCTGGCTCCCCTGCATAGGTAGAACAGGACGTGTAACCGGAGGAGTTACAGGTATCTTAGATACGATGTACGCTTTATCCGGAGTCAGCCCCCTGGATTTAAGTGCGCGTAAGTACTTAACCTTCTTGACGTCGGAGTCCAGGGGTGTTCCTTTTTTGCGGCGCATCTGACCTAAGAGTTCCTTTTCCATCTCCGCAACGTTAATACGTTTTAACCGTCGTTGAATATGCGCCCCACCCTTTTCTTTCAACTCTGTATTCAACTGATTCGTGGTTAAACCCAGGAGTCGTCTAACCGGATCTATAAAGACGGGGCTTATCACAGGTTCTGCTAATGCGATGTGGCTCCACTTTTCGCCCTTCAAACCTCCAGTAATCGCAGGGTCGAAGAGACCTCCAATCTCGGGCTTCAAATTCTTAGCCTGTACGATCTTAGAGTCTTTCACTTCACCTGAAGACTGTGCTAATACATCCTCGTCAGTAAGAGGTGCTAGTGATACGAGGTTCTTATCCCGATTTATCTTTATGCCTGCACCTGTAAGCATATTCAAAAATTTATTATATGCGAAACTGGTACGTGGCGGAGGTGTGGGGTAGCCTAACTGAATAGCTCTCCAGTATTCGTCGTTCTTTTGACTCTTAATCGTAGCTGCGTCTTTCAGAATGTTCCGAGCATTATGACCTACCAGAGCGTCAAACTCCATTTTACCAAGTACCTTGGCGCTATGTACCCCTCCCTTAGTAGGTTGCTGATTGAGGTCATAGCTATCAGGTACTCCTCGGGCACTGTAGTTAGTATCGGTAGATTTAAAGAGTTTCATGATGTACTGGTTACCTACGAATACCTTGGGAATTTTCTTACCCGAAACAGGGTCAAATACAGTTTCCTTATCTTTAATTCCGTGCTCCTTCAACAGCTTTTTAGCCCACGCAGTATTGTCCTTTCTGGCAAAATTCTCAACCAAAATAGGCTTCCCTGTTTTCTCTACCACCTTACCTATGGCCGTCTCTAAGATTTGACTAGGATTAATACGGGATACTACTCCTGCAGACGTCATCAAAATATCTACAGGACGACCTCTCTCGTCTTGAATCATTTGGCCGTCGGGAATAATCCTGGAGATAACTCCCTTGTTTCCGTATCTACCTGAATTACCTGACCAAACAGGTACCCCTTTTACACGAACGTATAAGACATGGTTTGGAACAGTGATACCCCATACCGGTTCTATAGACTCAATAATCCTCTCAGTTTGTCCGTTCTGAGTTTGGGCGTGTCCGTGGTTAATTTGAGGAGTCAACTTGTGCTTTACAATTCCTACCGTGTACCGGGCACTCCAGTTCGGGTTATCCGGAATTGTTTTTTTAATGTTAGCGGCGTAACCCGCGTGCAAGGCAAGACGTTGAACATCGTCAGCTAACTGTTTGGAAGTAGTAGTATATCCTAAACTACCACTTTCGGTAGCATGGCCATCACACCCTATTAAACCTTCGAGTATTGCTTGAGCTGCATCGGCGCCCCAGGTAAAAATCTCCGGCGGTACAAATTTATCCTGTGCGTGTCCGAACTGCGCTACGTACTCTGTCAACTGACGCGACGAAATATTGTGGCGATCCTTTCGAGGCTGTCCTTTAAAGTTACACTCTGAGATGATCTGCTGTATCCACGTATACTGATCACCGGAGACACTATGTTTTTGCCCTTTAACTGTATGAATTTGAGTACGATATTCTATACTCTGATTCCTATCCTTACGAGTATGAATTATAAAACTTCCATTGGCTAAATAGGTACCTAGAAACTTACACCAATTTAGGGTTGGAATAGGTTGAAGCACTTTAGCTATACGCCCGCTGGTCTTCCGTAACACCGGAGGGAGCGTGACAACCTCAGGAGTTGTTGACAGCCATTTACCGTTCTTCTTATGCCTGACACGCTTATGTATTGTTTCCCGTGCGGGTTTGAGCTGGTACTTAGAGGCGCCCCGAGGCTTTACGTACAGGTCATGATTAGGTGTAACACGTAATTTAACCTGTTGAGAATCTAGTTCATATAATTCACCTGCTTGAGGGTAGTAGTACAGCCCTGTAGGTAGCTGCAGCTCTATAGCTCCGGAAGATTTCAACGTATAACAAACTGTACGAGGACCTACCTCCGCGACAGGCACCCACCCTTCAGTAGTAAGAACTTCAGTGTCTTCAGTGTAACATAGTTTGTCACCTATGCCCGCCGGCTCCCGCGTCTTAATCGTAAGGGCTATGCGTTTGGGAGTCTTAACGACGTCTACAACTTCTCCAGTATGGTCATGGTCCCAGACTTTAGTATACTCACTGTACGGACGTACCAGGGATCTATGAAGTTTACCTAAAATCATGTCATCAGCGGATAGTTGTGTCTTACGTAAACCTACCACGACCGGATTACCTGGTAGTATCTTAGATCCTGGCGTAGGAACACCCTCGTCATCCAAAGGTTTGTATTGGTCTTTAGTGTAGCCGTGCCCGTAATAGGACTGATGCTTCGTTTTCTTGAATGTAAGATCCGCATCACGGGGGATAACCACCTTGTACATACGTTCCGATGTTAGTTTTTTCGAGGCACCTTCGCTTACAACTACAGCGTCGTTTGAATTCGCGCCGTAGTAAGGCATGAACGCTACTCGCATGTTTTTGCCAAGAGCTAAGGTGCCGTTACGTGTAAAGTTTGAATCCGCCAAAAGCTGTTGAGGCTTAACACGGTCTCCAACTTTTACTCCAAGTTTGTGATTCAAATAAGTCTTAGCGGCTAAAGGGAAATCGGTATCATAAGGAACCTTTACGTATTTCGCATCTCTCTTTAGCGTAGCCGCTCCGACCTTCGTAGCTTCAGGTTGTATGTAAATATAATCCTTATCAATCTTTGCGACCGTCCCCGCCACCGGCGAGACGGGATTAATGATGTGGCCCATCAGCTGCTCATAAGAAGCATTCCCGGGCGCCTTCACCTGAATGTAAGGCTCCTCTCTGTCTACCAGAGACAGTGCTTGTACCTGCATCTTGGAACCCATAACTGCACGATTACCCTGAGCTGATTCCAAGAAAGGAATTAAGTTTGTAGTAGGGCTGTACATGAACGAGGCATGAGGTATCTGGTAGTCAACCTTCGACGCGTGGACTCTACGGTTTACGCCGTTTACTACTGCGTCAACGGTCCCTCTTAGCTTCTGGTTAGGGAATGCAACTACCGCTGTCTGGAGCTTTCCCGCGCGTATGTGCTTACGCCTATTAGTCTTTACGTCGTAAATAGGAACATAAATATTCCCTTTGGCGTCTCTCTGTGCCAGCATAGCTGCTCGAATATCGATACCGGCCCTAAAAGATTCAGGGGTTCGGATGGGATCTAACGCTCCAATTTGAGTTACGTGAGTCTGTCGGGCTTCAATAGGTACTGCTCGTTCCGTGGAGATACCCCCTTCGCCCAAGGATGTTACTCGTACAGCCGAATCAATAAGCTCCATAGGATTTGTTTGTGTAGGGATAGATGCCAACTGTGACGTGTTTATAAATGTACGTAAGCCCTTAGAGAAAGGACCTGCAGGTAATACCTTTTTTACCTCGGGGGTAGCTTCCATCTTTATCGTGAGTTTCTTTGCAATGTCCCGTGCGTCCAACTTGATACGTTCTTTGAATAAATCGTCCACTGAAACCATGTATTTGAAATCAAGGTTATCCTGGTCATCTACTTCATCGGTATCTTTAAAGATCCGAAGTATTTTAGAAGAGGCATCTAATAGGCTATCCGGCGTAACATTTTTATAGCCCTTACCTAGTGTCTGTACATTCACGTCGGGATCCATCGCAGCGCGGGTATAGTCTTTGACAACCTCATCCATCTGATCTGCGGGGGTGTGAGCGCTGTCTCTTCGATATTCAGGTAGTACTTTCTTGTACAGCTTATCTACCGCTTGATCCGCTTTATGGTAGAGATTTTTCTGGTTTGCGTCTGTGAGCTTATGACCCCATGACTGTGCAATACGATCATGAGACATACCGGTACGTCTAAGGATTGGATATAAAGGGATTTTAGTAGCGCCGTATTCTAACTGAGGTTCACCTTTAGAAGGATCCATACTTATACGAAAGTTCTTACCTCCGTGCGTATTGAACGAGGCCTCTAGAATTCCATTGGCTCTTTTACGTGCGTAAACTCCGGGCTTACGCCGGATCATATTTGAAACTGAATACTCATTCCCTTCGAGAATAAAAGTATGTCGCGGGGTGAAATAAGGAACTCGCGCCAGTACGAAGTTCTTCGCCTTGTCGATAACTTTCCCTTCTTTGTCTCGGACTATTACAGTGCCTTTTACTGTTTCATTTAAGGAGCTCCCCTCAAGGATTGCTTTCTTCTGTTCGCTCGAACTATAGTCCTTCTCCTGATATTGCAGGTCAGCAAGCTCAATAGTCTTGTTACGTGACTGCATAGGGAAAGATTCCGCAAGCCCGTCCAAGATCTTTTGTTTAATCATTTTACGTCGTTGACCCGGGTCCGTCATCATGGGAATTAGTTCAGCCATCAGATCCTCCAAGTGTCAAAAGTATAGACTAATTTGGTATAAGAATATAGTGAAACATCTAACTGAAAGGAACTGAATGTTAATCACTATCGCAAGGATTATCCCGTGGCTCATATGGCTGTAGGATAAAAGGGGGAGATAAGGGTGTGCTATACATCCTTATCTTTTGGCTCCTCATCTTTTTGAGCGAAGACTTTTTCCGGGTTGGGTGGGTATACCGGTTTCTCTTTAGGCTTATCTACTTTTTTAACTACGAGCCACACGAGCTGAACACATCTCGTGCCGTTAGGTAGCATGAAAAACTCTTCGAAGTGTAAGATTGTTTTCTTCGTGAATACCGAATTAACAACTTCTTGGTACTGCGTAGTCTGTACGTGCGGGCATACCGTTAGGTCACCCTCCCCTAGAGGGGCAGCGTCGGACGAGTCCTTACAGTGTACACATACTTCCGGCGGACGCCACAACACAAGAGTCTGGGTACGACAATCATAGCTTATCTCGGTGGCCTTAGACGACTCCTCTTTTTTATCTGTCTCCACAGCTGTTTCCGGAGTACTTGGAGGGGCGAACATTGTGTTCAAAAAAAAGTCAGTATCCACTCCCGGGGGCGCAGGTACTATGGGTACAGTTTTCATTAGTAGCCTCCTTGACCTTGCAGAGTTTGTTCCTGTTGTTCCATTCGTTGAATTACGACCGAGTATAAGATGTAGTCTTCAACCTGTAATGCATCCAGATGACTCTTACGCATTCCGGCGTCAAGAGTCATTAACTGTGCTACAATCTGATCAGCTTGACCGATAATCTGTTGTTGGTCATACGAAACAGTTCCTTCCTGTGCGGCCATTTGAATCTGCTGTGCCATGTTATTCTGGATCTTCTTAATTTCCAGCTCCAGCTCCTGCTGTGCTCGTACTTTATCCAATGCTTCCTGTTTAATACGTTCCCGTTCTTTGTCCAAGTCGATGTTATTCAACTCGGTAATAGTAGTATCAGAAATAGTCTGGTCGCCAGTTTGAATACCCTGCATATACATCTGCATAATGATCTGCTTTTGCATATAGTCATCAGTAATACGGAAAGGTGTCATCCCAGTTTTTATTTTAGGCCAGCCTAAGAACTTGGCACAGCTATCGGCAACCCACTGGAGTAGATCTTTTAGGTCTGCAATGTGTGTCTGTAGCTGGTTCTCGATGAGACGCAATGTAGCTTCCATCCCTTTGCCCGTTAAACCTCCGTAGATGAATTCAATAGGTACTCCCAGGGAAGAGATCATTCCTTTTTCAGCTTCCTGTACTTCGCCCAAGGTCAATAAGGCACGACCCTGTCCGCCTATTTGCGCAGTTTCAACTGGAATGGGTGCGAACATTATATGAAGAGGGTCCTTCCGCCACTCTCCAAAACTCGCTTTCATATTGTCCTTCCAGTTCTCCAGGCTAATAGATGTAACTGGATCCATCGGACTAGCACCGCGTCCGGGGTGTACGACACGTAACGGTACCATGTAATCTAAGGCAATTGCCTCGTTAGCTTTACGTAGCGCGGCTACAAAATGGAACATGGGGAGAGCTGGGAGTGTAGGAGGAAGGCCCCACTGAGGACTAACCCCTGCAGGCCCACCTACTTTTAGATGTCGGATGGCTTGGGGTGCAAACTTAAAGTGCTTCTTCTCTTTTATGGTCTTTAAGAAACTCAAGGGTAGCGTGTCAATCAAACTACGGTGTCCATGCTGTACGCGAGTAGTTAATTCAGGAGGAATAGTGTAATAGTAGATGGACTGAGCTGTAATAGGATTGTGGTCGATATCCATGAGCTTAGGATCCCATCGAATAAAATTAATCCCTCTGCTAATTGCGAGCTTGCGGTCTTCCACCTCTTTCTCGCCCGCCACTACAGACTTTTTACAGTTAGGGCACGTATACCGAAACTGTAATTTGTCATAGGAGTATTCATACGATAGATTTTTGATGTTTGTCAGGGAGTTGCACTTAGGACATTTCAAATACCGTAGGAAGGGTTGGTACATAGAGATAAAGGCATTTCCATATACGTACTTGTCCATAGTCATTTCAACTAAGAGTTCCCGAGCTCTCAGTGTGGTTTCCAGTAGATTCTTATATTTTTTCTTAAGAGAACTATTTGACGTCTCATAAGTAAAATCCGTTATAGGATATTCTCCGAATTTACGGAGTGCGGCGTAGATTTGAGGACTGTTATAGAAGAGAAATTCACACCATTTGAACAGTTCTTTTAATCTACGAGGAGTGTATAGCTGACTGTGTAAATCGTAGGGGCTGGAATGTAGTCCGGACCTCCTAGGATTACTCATTGCAAAGGGGTCTGACAAGTCAAATTCATTCGCCATAATGGCTCCTTTATATTAAAATCCCTAAAGAAGCATAGCCGAAATTAGGAGTAACTACCATGCAAATAAACGTTATAAGTATTAACAATCTACCTTTATTCACAGTAGCAGCATCCAATCATGGGTGGTCTCGCGTATACGGCGCCACGTTCCTTAAGCGCCAAAATACTTGGGTCTTTCCGGCATTTCCTCCCTTTCTAATAAACGTACTACATGATTTCCCGAAAGTAAATGACCATTATACATTTTCTGAGGAAGCGGCTGCTTGGATTAAACGAGTGGAGGAGCACGAGAGACGTCCGGTACAGGACCCCGTAGTTCCAAGTTACGCGCACCAACTGGAAGATCTTCATACGCTCTTACACAACTATCGTTATATTCTGGAATGTGAAATGGGTACTGGTAAGAGTAAAGTAGTCATCGATACAGTCCACCAACTAAAACAAAAAGCTTTGATCCTATGTCCAGTAGTAGGCTTAGAAAACTGGGCGGCGGAGATTAAGCTCCACACGGGAGGTCAACTCAGTTCTATAGTCTTGAAAGGAGACGCAAAAGCAAAGTTCCGTAGGATGACAGAGTTTAAAGAAACATCCGCGTCTTTTCTAATCACCAGCTACGGTATTGTTCGGAACCATGCAGTGCCTACTTTGTTCGCGGCTACTCAAAAAGTATTCCCACCTCTGGTGATTCCTTCCGACGGATTGGTACGTTTACTACGTAGAATCAATAACACCGCAGACCAGAAGAGACTAGCCCAGGAGTGGGTAAAGCATCGGCCCCTAAAAGAAATCCGTGCAGAAGTGGAAGAGATTCTACAGACACGCGGACCTCAATGGATATCAGACCTACACTACGATATTATCGTAGCCGATGAGAGTCATAGGATTAAAAACATCAGAAGCCAACAGACTAAAGCGGTGCTTAAGCTATCGCGTAACGCAGTACGTAGGTATCTCTTAACCGGTACTATATCTCAAGGCGATCCCCGGGATCTGTACCCTCAGCTACAATTTTTGGCTCCTTATATCGTAGGGACTGACTGGCCTCGATTCTGTAAGAAGTACGTTACGTTCTCTCCTTACCATAAACACATCGTAACAGGGTATACGAACCTAGATGAGTTGAACCGTATCATGGATCCTATCACGTCCAAGAGAGCCTTGAATGAGTGCGTAGATCTTCCGCCCCAACAGGAGGTGGACATTATGTTCGCTTTGAGTAAACCTCAGATCAAGGATTATAATTACGCCGTAAACCACGAAGAATTTCTTTTTCCTGGGGAAGATCCGGTACCTCTCAGTGCCGCCAACCGTTTGAATAAGCTATTACAGTTATGTAGTGGTTTTGTATACAAACCTAAAAACACGGTTATCTGCGATAATTGCGAACGCTTAATGGAGTGTGTGTCTACTGGGACACAACCCGGAGCCCCGAACTGTATTCAAGGAGGCGGAGAGCGTGAACAGCATAACTATAAAGACAATCCCAAGTTAAAAGCACTAGAAGACCTTTTAATAGACCTTCTAGATAACCCGGAACACAAGGTAATCATCTGGGCTAACTTTAAAGCAGAACTTAACGACATTACAGCCCTACTGGCTAAACATAAATGGAAATACGTTCGAGTAGACGGTTCTAACTCCGGGCATATTAAAGACCATGCTACGGTATTCCAAACAGATAAAACCTGCTCCGTATATCTAGGCCAGATACAGACAGGCATTGTAATCACGCTAACTGCAGCGGCGTACATGGTCTACTACTCCCGTAACTGGAGGTTGGACGATTGGCTTCAGTCCCGTAAACGCAACTATCGGATAGGCCAGCTAAAGAAAACTATTATTTATCGCTTAATTGCCCGAGGTACTTTAGAAGAACAACAGCTAAAAGCTTTGGACTTACGTCAGGATATCTCCAGAACTTTAACCCAGAAAATTAACTGCGTCGTGTGTGCCGAATTTACATTATGTGTAAAAAATAATGTAGAACCGTGGACAAAAGAATGTATTTTAGATACAAACGTAAAACGGTCTATCACACGAGCAAAAATCTTAAAGGAGTAACCATGAAGATTGTGCTTGAGGAAAAGGACTTAATAGCCCTCCTAGGTAAAGCATTGGGGGTGACTTTAAACCCTGATGAAGTAAGCGTCAAAACAGATCCTTTCGAGGTTCACGTAACCAACGCTGAAGTTGCTTTGAGTTTTTCGACATCTGACGAGAAAGAAGCAACCCCTGAGGAAGTCCCTAAAGAAGAAAAAGAATCCGAAAATGTGCCTATGGCTATGTCCGCGCTTATGAGAGCTAGCGACAGCATGGTACAACAACCGGAAAAACAACCTGCGGTAGACCGCGTACCGGGTAGGAACGAACAAACCGTTCCGCCCGCACCTACAGAAGGTGGAAGGGAGTCTCATTGAAAGAATTAAAATTGCCCCCAGATTTTGAGGACAAAGGACTGCCATACCAAGGAAGGTTTTCTCCTTCCCAATATGGTTCAGCCAAACGATGTATGAAAGGTTATTACTACCGTTATATATGCGGTATGAAAAGCGCGCCGGGAATAGCCTTGATTAGGGGGAGTGCAATACATAAGGGCGCCGAAGTTACCCACCAAAATACCATCGACACAGGAAAGCCTCTCGGATTAGAGGAAGCAACCCAAGCCGTCGCGGACTCTTTTGAGAATCGTCTAAGTGACATAGAGGATTGGGGCGACGTTGTTCCGGGTAAGATGAAGGATAGTACGCTCCACAGTTTTGGAATTTATCACAAAACCGCCGTCCCTCTGATCAACCCTGTGAAAGTAGAATCTTCTTTTGCCGTTAAGTTCGGTACTGTACCTGTTATCGGTTTTATAGATCTCGTAGACCGCATCCAGGTAGACAGTACTGTGCCGTTGGAAGAAGGCGAAGAACCCCTGTATATGGAAGTAGTATCCGACTTGAAATGTACGGGTAAGAAATGGTCCGACCATCAGATCCGTAATGCTCCGCAACTTACTTTTTATTCGCATGCTGAAGGTACTCCGCACGTACGGGTAGATATGCTTTTAACTCTTAAGTCAGGTGCTCGATACGTACCGCAGAAGTCCATCAGGACCCCTCACGATACCAATCTTTTAATAGAGGACCTGGAAGCAACGGTTGATTTAATTAAACGAGGATTTTTTCCCCGTACAGATCCTACCAGCTGGGCTTGTATGCCAAAGTGGTGTGGTTTTTACGACGAATGTAGAGGACCCAAATGAAACAGCTAGAAGATTTTTTCGAGCTTAGTCGTACCAGTTTTTGGAATAGGATTGCTAAGAAATCTGACGCAGCGGAGAAAACGTTGCGGGACCTTTGGACAAAAGCAGGAACGCAGATCCTAACTCAAGAAGAAGCGGTAGACTGCCTGGATGCCCTATTCATCCATACGCACCAACGTATCCGTAACTATAAGAAAGGTCTCTACAAGCACTACCCTACTAAACAGTACAACGCCAACCGCCTGAAAGACAAAGAGCCTCTCTGGTGGGTAGATCATTTTACTGCGGGTATTCATCAATGGCGTACCGTAAGTTGGTTCAGTTCTAAAAAGGTTACCAAGAAAAACGGTAAGCAGGGTTACGCCGGCGCATCTACTCATTTCATTTTAGGGTACGAGGACTATCCTTTTTATCTTATCCCTTTGATGCACGGTGCATGGCACGAGCCTCACAGGAATAAAGACTCGATTGCTATCGAGATGGTAAATGCAGGGAACCTGCACAAGGACAAGAAAACAGATAGGTGGCATTATTGGGCAGGCCCTCTCCCCGAGAAACTCGTAACTTCAGCACCGCCGGTACGTCTAAATCCGCCTTACCGAGGTTGTAAGATAATGCAGCCCTATACGACGGAGCAGGTAGTCAGTAACATCAAACTCAAACGTATCATTCGAGCTGCTTTACCTGGTAAAATGGACTCTGATTTTATGAGTGCCCACACGGACTGGAGGTCGGGTAAGACGGACACGGGGCCTCTGTGGCCTTACAGGGATGTAAATGATGCGGCCTTTGATAGTATTCCTATCGAACAGTACGCCTTCGTACAGCGGTACGACGTTAAGGTTGCAAATGCGGTAGCGGATATCGAGTCCTTTGAATACGATGAGGTAGATAATCCTGAATACGGAGAAGAAACTCCGACCCAGGATAGTGACCGGGATCCTGAGACCAAGATATTAACGACAAAAAAGGTACAAGAGTGTCTTATAAAGCTAGGGCATCGTTTAGCCGTAGATGGTAAGTACGGTGCTAAGACCAAAGCAGCTATTAAGTCATTCCAGGAAACCTGGAACAACGAACATCCGGAACCTGTAGATCAATTAAAGGTAGACGGTAAAGCAGGTCCTCAAACCTGCAAAAGTTTAACACAACGTGTCCAATAACGAACACGTAAAAAGGGAGTAACCGATGGACGTAACAGTAAAAGATGTATGTGGGCGCTGCGGCAAATCAGAAGAGAAGGCCGTAGACGCGGAGAAGATGATTGAACTCCTCTCGGAGGAACAGGCAAAGGTAACCGCGACGGAGGAATTGGTTTCCGTTATCACGGACGTAGATACCAGCCTCACTCCCGATGTAGTCGTAATGGTTAAGGGTACCGACGGCTACATGGTAGAAACCCTGGACAATCTATGTAAAGCACCGGCAGGTGCAAAAAGACGTACAGGGTGTTATACTCGTGTAATGACCCTCGTAGAAGAAATCTTTCTACGGAAAGAAACCAAGAAAAAAGCGCCTAAGACCTCTCCTGCGGATGCTGCTCCGAAGGCACCCGGTAATGCTCCGAAGGCACCCGGTAAGAAAGAGGGCGCTAAGAAGGAAGCGAAAAAGTAAATGGAAAAGTACGGCGTAGAGGAGGATCAGGACAAGACTAAGACTGCAAGTAGAGTAAGAACTTGTCCTGATTGTGGTTGTAAATTAGAGGATTCCCATACTACGGGAGGTCTTCTAATTTGTAGTGGTGGTTGTGGCACTAAACCGTTCGAGAACGAGCCTGCCAATGAGTCGAAGTAAGAATAAAGATTCACAAAAGTTACATACGATTCGAGCACTGTATTTTATGGTGTATAACGACGACGCACAACTACCTCCTCTAGCCGTGGAACTGTTTCATGTGTTGGGTGAGATCCTGGAGGGCAAGAGCCCTCAGGACCTTACTCTTCGCAATGTTA